CCTGTTTCTGTAACAGGCATAGTAATTGTAAATGTATTTGCAGTCGGAACAGTTTTAACTTCAAATGAATTCGTTTGAAAGTTAGCTGTTGTAAAACTTGTTGTAGTTGGTCCTGGTGTTGTAACACTTGAAAATTTTAACAAGTCACCAACTTCAAGACCGTGTGCGTTTTTATTAATGGTTACAGTTGCAGATCCTGTAGTTGATGTATAAGTACAACTTGTTAAAGCTGTTCGTAAAGGTGTAATATCATAAAATACTTCATCAAAGAGAATATATAAAACTTTGTTTGTACCAATAGCTACATATCGTCTACCAGTTAAATCAAACCAAGAATGTATGTCTCTAGCTGCACCTACTAATATAGATGAATTAATTTGTTGCCAGCCACCTATCTTTTCAGGCGATCCATATTGAAAACGTACGTTATCTCCATCAATCCAACGACCTTCTGCTTGAGATGCAGTATCATTCTTATCAAAACCTGGAGGTAAAGGTATCTTTTTTAATGACATATTTATGCCTATTATAACACTATTTTTTGGGTAAGATAATATTCCAGTCTATATTAGATAGCAATTCTTATAGTTTTGTTATTTTATCTTTAAATTTATAGAACTATCTCCGTAACCCAAAGAACCAGTAGGGAAAAGATTAAAAGCTATAGAATATCTTATAATATTAGAATTATTTTTTAATATCTTATGATAAATTTCGCTAGGGAAAAATATTAGTGTTCCGTTTTCTGGAGCAATGGTATAATCATTTGAATTATAAAGATTATACTCCTCAGCATCTAATAAAATATTAGAATCATTGTTAAACTTTAAAAAATTAATTCCTCCTGAATTTTCATCAGTTTGTATATATAAAACACCGCTAAACATTGAATTTCTATGGTTATGATAATTAGAAGTTTGACTAGGTAATGTTTTAGTAACCCAAGACGTGGTTATTTTAAAATTATTTTTATATTTTAAATATTTGATATTAAATTTATTAAACTCCATCATTATTATTTTTTTTAAAAAATAAAATATTTTATCATTTAATACATTTATAATTTTAGAAGAATGACCAAGATTACTAACATTTAAAAGTTCTTGATTTCTAGTTCCAGATAATTGAAAATTTATTTTTTCAATTAATGAAACAATTTTTTTAAAATCTAACTCTATTTTTGTTTTATAAAAAGGTTTAGCAAAAAAAAGTAAAACCTCATTTATTTCTTTCATTTTTATATTAAAATTTTTTTGGTAAGATAATATTCCAATCTATTGTAGATAGCAATTCTTCTAGTTTTACTTCTTTTAAACTATGTTTTTTCATATATTGTATTAGCTCTTTAGTGTCTACTAAAATCCAATTTCTATCATCTTCAAATAAAACTTTATCTGCTTCACTTTTATAGTTTACAAGTTTACCTTTTTTATCTTGAGGATAGTCGTTTAAATAACGAATGTCAAATTTATAGTATTGATTAGATTGTTGTAATAATCCCTCTACTTGATAATTATTACTTTCATGCCATGTAACATTTATAAGGCATTCCTTTACAAATTTAATATTTAAGAATGTAGTTTGCACGCTAACAAATTTTTATCTGCAAAATAAATATATTTAAGCTCTGATTTTTTTAACATTTGCATTGCATCTTTTGGAGTTTCAACTAAAGGATCATTTGCAAGATTAAATGAAGTATTCATTAAAATAGGAACTTTTGTTTTTTTATAAAATTCTTTTAAAATTTGATACAAAATTTTATTATAATTTTTAGTAATGGTTTGAATTCTACAAGTATTATCAACATGAACTATGGATTTTATTTTTTCTTTGTGTTTTTTAACAACATTAACAGCGTACATCATAAATGGTGATTCTTTTAATTTTTTTACATCAAACCATTTTTGCACTTCCTCTTCTAAAATAGAACATGCAAAAGGTCTAAAATTTTCTCTTTTTTTAACCTTATTCATTATATCTTTTCCATTAATTATTCTAGGATCTAACAATAAACTTCTATTTCCTAGAGCTCTTGGTCCTGCTTCTGATTTTCCTTGATAAAGAGCAACGATATTTCCCTTTATCAAAAGTTCAACCACTTCTTTTAATTTTATTTTTTTACAAATAATATCATTTTCATGATTTATTTTATAATTATATTTATTTCCTATGAATAAATGTTCTAGTTTTTTAAATTTTATATTTGAATTTATTTGTCTTAAAAAAAATTGACATGCTGCTATACTATTTCCCTCGTCTCCACATAAGGGCTCAACAAATAAATTATTATTTTTAAAATAATTTTTAATTTTAAAGTTATTTACTACATTTAAAGCTGTTCCACCAGTCAATATTAAATTTTTAGAAAAATCATTGTTTAAATTTTTTTTTATTAAATTTCTATAATTTGTTTCAAATTTTTTTTGAGTTAAAAAAGCTAAATTATTTAAATTTTTATTATTATTATTTTTGTTTAAAACTAATTGAGGATATTTTTTTATATTTATATAATCTGGTTCAAAAAGATCAAATTTATCATTGGAATTTTTAATAAAAAAATTTTTTGTGTTAATTATTTTTTCTAAATTTCTATTATTTTTTCCATAAGCACTTAATCCCATTAGTTTTCCTCCTTCATCGTTAAAATTAAAATGTTTTGAAACTGCGTTGTAAAAATGACCAACATCCATTTTATTTGTAATTTCTATTTTGGTTTTTTTATCAATTGATAAAGGGATTATTTTATGAGGCGCATTACCTTCATAATACATGTTAATTTTTAAATTATTTATATTTTTTTGATTAGTATAAATTTTTTTATACATGCATTTATAAAAATTTTCATTAAAATAATATACAGAAGAAGTTTCATATCCAGTGCTTCCATTTGTTAAGTTATATGAAGAACCTCTTCCATCAACAACAAAAACAATTGCATCTTTAAAACCAGAATCATAAAATGCTTTAATAGCGTGTAATAAATGATGGCTTTTATAAAAAGAATACACTTGATTTTTTGTATCATGTATTAAATTTAAAAATTTTAAATAGGACCCAATTGAAATAATTGAACTATCGGTATTGTAACTTGTAATTATAGCCATATCAATTTTACTTTTAAATTTGTTAGCAAATTGATTTATGCAATTAATAGGTAAATCTGATGTCTTTTTTTCTCTACTTAATCTTTCTTCTTCGCAATAATATATTAAAACACCATTTTTATAAGCACAAACAGAACTATTATGATCTTTTTGTATTCCTAAAATTAACATTTTAATCTAATTATTTTAGATTTATAATTTTTTAATAGTTGAATTTATGTATACACCTGGCAATCCTAAGTGAGGTCTATTATCAAATAAATTTTTTTTATTTTTTTCAGTATTATAATGTAAAAAAACTTGAGCACATTCATTTCCTTTAAATATTTCTCTCCAATGTTCTAAATCACATCCTTTGTAAATTAACATATCTCCTAATTTTAAATTAATTTTAATTCCTTTTTTATTTATTTTACCAGATGGTTCTAAAAATATAGGCCATTCATCCCCTCCTAAAAATAAAGTAGTTGATATTTCACAACTTAATCTATCTTTATGTCTTTTTAATTCATCGCCTTTTTTATATATTCTAGCATAGGAATAACTTGGATATAATTTTAATTTAATTTTTTTTTCCATTAAATTTTGAAGTTTTATTAACAGTGTTTCCATTACTAAATCAGAATAATGTGAATAGCTATCTGGTATTTGAGAATCTTTATAAGTTCCCCACATATCATAGATTAAAATTTGATCTTTAAGATTACTATTATTTATAATATTAAACACATGTTTTTTTAATTTAAAATAGTTGTAACAAAAAACAGCGAGTTCCTTTGAAATGGCTTTTTTAATAATTACGTAATTATCCTTATTAAAATTTTTCATTTAAATTGTGGCCCTGTAATCCATGCAACTAAAGAATATCTTTCGCCCTTAGTAACAGGTTGAACTTCATGAAGAACGTAGCTAGGAAATGCAATTAATTTACCCTGTTCCTTTGGTAAAACAATAGGTTCACTTCCTTCATATAAAACAAAATTACCACCTTCGTAGGAATTAGGATCTGACAGTTGCACTGATAAAGACAGTTTTCTAACATACATATCTTTACCTCTATCCACATGTTTTTTATAATTTCCATCTGGAGCTCGATAGTGCGTAAATTGAAATCCTTCTATAAATCCAAATAAATTAAATTTAAAATAATCTTTATTTAAATTTATAATAATATCTGTTATTCTTCTAAATACCCAATCTAAATTGTCTGAAGAATATAACCATGATACTGTGCTATTTCTGTATTCTTTATCAATTCCTCTTTTAGTTCTACTTTCTACAAGACCTTTTTTATTTCCTATGTCTATAATCTTTTTACATTCTTCTGGTGTGAACACTGGATACCAGTAAGCGTACGTTTCTAATGTGTCAATTTCAAATGGCCAAGCTGTATGTTGAAATTTTGGTTCTTTTACTTTCTTATTTTTCATAATAAATATATACCATTATTATAAATTATTGTCTAGTAAAAGTAATATATTAATTATAAATTTTCTTCTAATTTGACTAAAACCCAAGATTGATTTTCTTCATCCCAATAATAAGGATCTTCTATAACCTTCTCATCTCCATTAAGCCCAATTGGAACTTTTATATTTTGTGTATAAGTAATGGGTTTTGAAATAGGTGCTTGCCAGTCATCATTAGCATCTAGAGACCATGAAGGATAAGGCTGTGGTGCTATAAATTTATTTTTAATTGAATCGTAGGTAAAATTATTACCTGCATACTGTTTTCTAAAATTGTGATTATAAGATGTTTGAGCCCAATTAGTATCTGATCCAAATAATGATTTGCAAAAATCAATACCTTTTTGTTCATTTTCAACACCATCTACTAATAGTTCATTGTTATGAACAACGATCACCCTTAAAACTTTATTATTTGAATCTAATTCTGCAAAGTGTGCCATTATGCTGTGTAAGTTCCCGATGCGTTATATGTTAATATTGTGTCGGTTCCATCAATTGTAACTGTTGGCGAACCAGTTGTTTTTCCTGAGTAACTTGTAGATGGCATACGAAGTATAACAACTCCTGAACCACCAGTATTACCAGTTTCTCCAGAAAGAAAACCTAAATTAGACCCACCTCCTCCACCTGTGTTTGTACCTCCTGCAGTTCCACCAGTTACTAATACAAAAGAACCATTACCACCTCCTCCAGAACCACCAGTACCTGTCCAACCCGCTCCTGCACCGTAAGATCCTCCTCCACCTCCTCCTCTTGTTACAGAAGAACCAGTTATTGATGAAGCTTTACCATTTCCTCCAGCACCTGTTCCACCAGGAGATCCATCGGCACCAACACTATCAGCACCTCCTCCTCCAGCTCCAAAATATGGGGCGG